CAACTACTACCCCAAGGACACGAAACTCGCCCGGCCCAAGTCGGGGCGAAAGGAAGCCCTCTACATCTCCAAGGAGCTCGACGAGCTCTGGGGGATGGGCTTCTGCTGGGTTGGTCAGGTGTCATACAAAAGCGCGGGATACACCGCGCGCTACATCGTCAAGAAGGTCACAGGTGACCTCGCGGACGAACACTACAAGACCATCGACCCGGAGACGGGCGAGGTCCATCAACTGCTCCCAGAGTTCGCTCTGATGAGCAGGCGCACCGGGATAGGCAAAGGGTGGTTCAACCAATTCCACACCGATCTCTATCCGGATGACTTCACGATCAGTGAAGGGCGCAAAAACGGCAAACCACCGGCCTATTACGACAAGCTCTTAAGGCGCCGGGATCTTGCCGCACACGAGGCCGTGAAGGCCAAACGCACGGAGAAGCTTCTAGACCCGAAGGTCCGTGCCAACTCCACGCCTGCTCGCCTCGCGGTTCGCGAGGAAGTAAAGCAGGCAGCAATGTCACTTCGAAAAAGGAACTTCACATGAAATACGGTCTGTATTCGCTCCACGATGTGAAATCACAGTGCTTCGCTCAGCCGTTTTACTGCCCGAACCGGGCGGTGGCGATTCGCCACTACACGGCGGCGCGCGAGGACGAAACATCCCTCGTTTCGAAGTTCCCCGGAGACTTCCGGCTCTACGAGCTCGCGATGTTCGACGACAGCACCGGCGCGCTCGAGGGTCACGCTCAACCCGTTCTCATCACCCCTTCTCAGGAGTAACTCATGTTCGGCGCCAAGAATCACCGCAGTCAATCGGTCATGAAGCACACTTTCTCGGAAGTGCCGAAAGCCGAGATTCAACGCTCGTCGTTCAACCGGTCGCACGGGTACAAGACCACGTTCAACTGCGGCCAGCTCATTCCGATCTTCGTCGACGAGGCTTTGCCCGGCGATACTTTCAATGTCCGCATGACGGGGTTCTCACGCCTCGCGACGCCGATCGTTCCGATCATGGACAACCTTTACATGGACACGCAGTTTTTCTCCATTCCGATGCGGCTGGTCATGGACAACTGGCAGAAACTGCAGGGCGAGCAAATCGACCCGGGGGACTCGACGGATTACACCATTCCGCAAATGGTCGCCCCCGCCGGCGGGTATGCCATCGGCTCTCTGGAAGACTACTTCGGCCTACCGACCGGGGTCGCGGGGTTTACACACTCGGCCCTCTGGCATCGGGCCTACTACTTGGTATTTAACCAGTGGTACCGCGACCAAAACCTGCAGGACTCGCTCGTGTTTTCGAGGGGGGACGGTCCGGACCTGTCCACGTCGTACGCGATCCAGCGCCGGGGCAAACGGCACGATTATTTTACGGCGAGCCTTCCATGGCCGCAAAAGGGCGCGGCGGTGGAGATTCCTTTGGGGTCGACAGCGCCTGTGGCGTTCCTTTCTGCGGCGACAGCGCAGACGACACTCACCGTGCAGGACATTGGTGGCGTTGCTCGGAACATCACGCAATACAGCGCCGTTGGGCAACCGATTGGGCCGCTTACGGGCGCAGCGATCGGGACTCCGGCACAGGCCTTGGTGGCCGATCTCTCACAGGCGACGGCAGCGACGATCAACAGCCTTCGGCAGGCATTCCAAATCCAGAAAATCTTCGAACGCGACGCGAGGGGAGGAACCCGCTATGTGGAAGCCATCAAAGCTCGGTTCGGCGTTACATCGCCTGACGCACGCCTTCAAAGGCCGGAATTCCTGGGGGGCGGATCTTCGCCCGTTAACATTTCCCCCATCCCGCAGACTTCTCCGACCGGCGCATACGCCAATACCCCTCAAGGCAATCTTGCTGCCATGGGCGTCTCCATTCTCAACAATCACGGGTTCACGCACTCATTCACCGAGCATTGCCTACTGCTCGGCCTCGTGTCCGTGCGAGCGGACCTCACTTACCAGCGCGGACTTAACCGCATGTGGTCTCGCAAAACTCGCTTTGATTTCTTCGAACCCGCCTTGGCCCATCTTGGGGAGCAAAGCGTACTCAACAAGGAAATTTTCACTCAGGGCAATGCGACCGACGATATGACGTTCGGCTATCAGGAGCGCTTTGCTGAATACAGGTACTACCCGAGTCAGATCACGGGCCTGTTCCGCAGTTCGGCGCCGACCTCGCTCGACGTCTGGCATCTGTCGCAAGACTTTGCGACGCTTCCAGTCTTAGACTCTGCTTTCATTCAGGAAAACCCGCCCGTGGACCGCATCATCGCGGTCCCGTCTGAACCGCAGTTCCTGTTCGACAGCTATTTCGCTATGCAATGCGCTCGGCCCATGCCGCTCTATGGCGTGCCGGGCCTCATCGATCACTTCTGACCATGTTCATTTCAACGCTCAAAAAAACGCTGGTCCCGAGGTTCACTTTCTCGATTTGGCCAGCCGTCATCGCCGCCGGTGCCAGTCTCGCCGGCGGTCTCATGTCCAATACGGCCAATGCCAAACAGGCGGCCAAGCAGATGGACTTTCAGGAGCGCATGTCCAATACGGCTCATCAACGGGAGGTAACCGACCTGAAGGCGGCAGGGCTCAATCCGATCCTGTCCGCCACGGGGGGTTCGGGGGCTTCCACCCCGAGCGGAGCGTCAGCTCAGCAATCGGACGTCGTAACACCGGCCGTCAACTCTGCCCTTGCTACGAGGCGGAACACCGAAGAGGTCAAACAAATCGCCGCCACGGCTAAGGGGCAGGAAATCAAAAACGAGATGGACAAAGAGGCAGTGCCCTATGCGGCCAGCATGGCGCTCGCTGAGCGGGATCGAATCTCCGCTCAGGCCTCGGGCGCCGACTGGGCACAACGTCTTCTACAAAATCAGAATTACGAATCGACCGATCGTCAAAGACTTATTCAGGAGCAAGAACGGGTCGCGAGAGCGGACCGTGAAGCGACAGAGCAACAAATCCGCATGACCGGCTATCAAGAGAACGCTGCCCGTAACCTTTCCAACATGGAATCGGGCAAGTTCGGCGAGGTCATGTCCTATATCGACAGACTCGTCAACCCAGCCAAAGGCGCTTCCAACGCTCTACGGCTCAGGTCAGTGAGGTAACACCCTCACTACCAAACCTCTACCGCCGGTCGACCCGGCGGAATCACACAGGTGCCCCAATGCCACGAGCTCGGGCACCCAACTCAACTCAACAACTCATCAACCAAACCAACATCAACCATACACACACACACACCATGACACACCATCCACAACCAAACCAAAATGTGAACATTCTCAACCAACCCATTCAAACCACTCAACAATACTCTCACCATCCCCTGATCAGGGATTATCTCACTCCGCGTGTACGTCACGCGATCACCTTCCCTTCACAGGGACGCACCAAGCAGGAATTCGCTGCTGAGTGCGACATCAACAACATCATGAGCCGGTACTTGAAAACCGGCATCATCGATCACGTGCGCGACAGCGCACCACAGTTCCTCGACGCCTCGCCGCTCGAGTTCCAAGAGGCCATGCAAATCGTTGCTCAGGCCGAAACACTCTTCGAAGAACTCCCGAGCTCCATCCGGGAACGCTTCGAAAACGACGCGACGAAGCTGCTGGAGTTCGTCCACGATCCAGCCAACATAGCTGAGAGCGTCACCATGGGCTTCCTAGACCCAACCCGGCTGCTTCCGTCAGCCACAGGCGCTACAACCTCACCTTACGCGCCAGAACCAGCCGCAGGGGTCTCCGACCCTACGGCGACTCCTGCAAACGCAGGGACAGGGGGCAAGGGGGCGTAAGCCCCCACAGAGGGGGCTTGACAAACCCCGAAGGAGAGATGTATTCCTTGTTCTACATCTCTCCTACTGACACCACCAACCCCTTCCGGCCGTGGAATTCCTTGTCCCGTTCCTTTTTCCCGGCCTCTTTTTCCTCCTGACCTGGGTCATTCGCGATGAAGCGCTTCAAGATGTCCAAGAAGTCCTCCGGCCGGAATTTCACGAAACATGCCAGCCGGACGCACAAGTTCAACCTCAGCTCGGGGAACCCGATGCGCGGCGGGATCCGTCTGTGATATGCGAAACCTCAGAGTGAAACGTGCCTGGGAAAAGGCGTTTGCTTCTAAGGCACGGCGCAAACGTCAACCGAAACGGAATCACTATCACGCGTTGCGGTAATGCCTTGCTATCATCCGCATGAGGTCCCCAAGCGGGGCTATACGGATCTACGAATAACGGTCGCATGCGGCCAGTGCATCGGCTGCAGACTGGAGAAGACACGCCAATGGGCCACCCGATGCGTACACGAAGCGTCATTGCACGACGAAAACGCCTTCGTGACTTTTACGTATTCGAACAAGCATCTGCCCTCTGGGGGGAGCCTAGACAAGACACACTTCCCCGCCTTCATGAAGAGGCTGAGGAAGTCCCAGAGCCACTACGACGAGTTCGGAAACCTCTGGGCTAGGAAAATCCGATTCTTCATGTCTGGGGAATACGGCGACGACGATCGCCGGCCTCACTATCATGCGATCCTGTTCAACTACTACCCCAAGGACACGAAACTCGCCCGGCCCAAGTCGGGGCGAAAGGAAGCCCTCTACATCTCCAAGGAGCTCGACGAGCTCTGGGGGATGGG